ACTTGTCGCACAGTGTTGGAAACTGCGGACTCGATGCGGATTGCTCGCTCTCGCTCTTTGCTCAAGTTTTCAATCTGACCGGCTTTGCCGTCAGTGCCGACGATTGCGTCGATCTCTGATTGTTCGTCTGCAAGTAGATCGCGACCGTCTTGCGATGCTACGTCCTGGATCGCCTTGACTTTTGCTTGCAAGGCTTGGATTTCTTCACCTAGTTGCTTTGCGGTCTTCATACCGACTGCTCCTGTGCTGTGTGGCAGTCGATAAACCAAGATAGCGGCATGACTGCCACGGTTTCGTTAAAAAACTATTCCGTGTGTCACTGCCGCTAATTAGTTGCAGAGTGTCGGCACTTCTGGCCGACGCATTAAACCTAGCAAGTCGCTAGCGTGTTGTCAAGCCTCCGCAAACTCAACCCGTAACGGCTTCTGAAAGATCATTCGTTTTTCAACAATCTCTCTGCCGTTGTGATGCAGCACAAGCCTTGGGTATTCATCCGTGCGACACTGGACGACTTCGCCCGTTTCCGTGTTGCATCTTAACGTTAGTCCTAATATCCGCTGACCGTATGCGTCATATATGGCCTTAACCGGCTTGCCAACGTTTACCGTGTTTGCAATCGTGTATATCACTTCAATCCTCCAACATACTGTGCCATCTTTGCCTTAAGCAAATTGACTCTTGCTTGGTCAAATGCGTTCGATGTCTTTCGCTTCTTGTTGCCGTTCTCAACGCGTCCAGTTGCAAAGCCTAGCTCAATGGCCTTTTCGACTTCATACCAAGACTCTTGAGCCATTGCGGTTTCGATTTCGCTTTTCGATAGTTTCGCGTATTGCGAATAAATATCCGCTAGGCTTGCGTCGTAGGACTCAAGAGCGTTGATAACCTTCGCCAACTCTTCCCGGTTACCAAACGCAAAACCCATCGCACGATGAATCATGAGCCTCGAGCCGTCAGCCATCAATCGCTTAGCACCGCCTAGGAAAATGATTGACGCAGCCGACGCTGCTAAACTGTCGTTGATCGTTGTTACCTCGCCTTTGTGGGATCGCAATGCGTTATAGATCCCGATTCCCTCATCCGCTGCCCCTCCAGGAGAGTTGATGCGAACCGTAACGGCATTGGATCCAAAAGAGCGTAACGCATCGACAACGCCCCGTTGAGTGATCGGATTTTCATCCCATCCATCGCCAACTACGCCCGATAGCAAGATTTCGTTGAGTTCCGCCTTAACTTCGATCATTTTCCACCCCTTCTTAGGTCAAAAACCCTGTTTTCCCACGTTTTTACCTCGTTTTCGACCGCTTTTTTGAGCGATTCGCCCCCGTTTTCAGCCGCCAATTTCGCCAAAATTAGCGTTGATTTCTCGCAGTGGATCCTGGCCAAGTCGCGGTCAAGCCCGATTGCTTCAATCTTATCCGCTAGTTTCGCTTGCCATTTCGGGTAGTTTTTGCCGATCCAAGCCACAAACTGGCCCTTGCCGGATGCATTGATTGCGTTATTGCCCTCAGTCTTAATGAGGTCGCGTAGCATCTGCTCCACTGCTCGAGCCTCTTGAGTGTCCTCTGCTTCATCCTCTGCGTCGTCTTCCGGTGTATCCTCAACCTCATCCACCGATTGTTCGCCGGTCGCTTCGGATATGGCAGGGTTGATAAATTCATCGCCTCCGACGTATGGGTTAAGGTCAAGTTTAGCCCGGCATTCATTCGGATTCATGATGCGCGATGCGATGGCCTTGCTAAAGCTTTCCATCGTCGTTCTAAGGTCAGTCCTGTAGAGTGCAGCCGCGTTAAATTTGAAGTAGACTTCGCCGTTTTGCTTCTCTTGGCGTGTTCGCAATTTCATATCGCATTGCTCTTCAAACTTCACAAGCCAACGGTCGAGTGCTTGCATGTAAGCAAGGTTCTTTTGCTCGAGCGAGTTGTACGAAGTGCTTTCCCCGTCGCCTGGCATGCCTTCGAGTCCAAAGAGCATGCCAATATCTTGCCGTGTGAATCGTTGCAACTCTGCAAACTGTGCATCGTTGTTGCTCATCGACACCGCGTTGGCCTTGACACCTTCGCGTAGCAATCCGGCTTTTGCGGAGTTCTCGGAACCCCCTTCGATCTTGTTAAATGCCTCGATGAATTCTTTTGCGTCCTCTGCTTTTCTAAGTGCTCCCGGCGGGGCTTCGAGGAAGAGTTTGCCGCGAAAGCCGCGTCGCAGTTGCGTATTGGTGAACTTGGTTTGCTCTAAACCCGTCGAAAACGTAATGTTCGCAATATCCAACAATCCGATTCCCTCGACGCCATCGTAAGAGAATCCTGGAAGGTGCAAAACGTCGGCATCTGGGAAAATCAAGTAGCCGTTTTTGTCAGTGTCAAACCCGTCGAAGAGGTCTTTTTTGCTCTGGTCTTCGGGCTTGGTGACGTGCCACTTCCTGCCGTCAAGAATGATCGTCCAAGTATTTTCAGGCAACATCGGGATCAACTCAACCGGCCTGCTACCGCTGCGAATAATAGCCGCTCGCCCATTGCCCCGCATGAGGGCATGCGACAACATTTGCTCCTTAAAGGTCGTCGGTGATTGCACCTTATTAGGCTCTTCCCTTAGTAGGATGTAGCCGGGATGCTCGGTATCGTTTACTGCTCCGTCACCCTCACGGCGTTTAACGTCGATAGGTAGCCGCCCAAAGTCGCCGGTAAGTTTATTGTGGGCATACCATGCAGGAGGTACACCTAGTGCTTCGCGTACGCCAACCCTTCGACCGTTGCTAAACTGGTCTTCGCTTAGCCCCATCCATTGCAGTAAAGCGGTCATCAGTGACATGCGGTCGGCTCCTTATGTAACATATAAACTACCCGATGAACGCTCTTTTTGCAAACTTGCGATGCGGTACGCCATAACCGCCGCGACGATTGGATCGATCTTGTCTTTGCTGTTCTTCTTGTCGAACATCCAACGGTCTTGACGGTCTTTGCAAATGATCGCATTGTTCGCGCACCATCGAAGCAGCTTTGAGTCCGAGAAGACTAGCCGCCCCTCCTGCATCAGTTGGATGAAGTCCCTGATTGCTTCGTTGAAGTTGGCTTGGTTCTGTGCCATGCGTGCGGCTACGGCTCCGGTCTTCTCAAGCCTCTCGCCTAGTTGCTGGCCGTTGTAGGGATCGTACGCGACGGTCTGAATCTCGTATGCTTCTAGCTCCTCGATTAACGCCGCTGTCAAGTCCTCGATTGGATACTCGCATTTGTACAGTTCTTCCGTGTGGATGAATTCCGCAAACGGCATCGCTGTCAAGTCTCGCTTGGAGTCTGACGCGATGAATGCCCGCGTCTTAATCTCGTAACGGTAAACCGTTTTGCCTTTGTCATCGACCGCGACCGGGAAGCGTCCACATATCGCATACGCCGCAAGGTCGTCGCGGGATCCCAAGTCCACACCGGCTCCAAGTCCATCGGCATCTTTCCAATCGGAATGAACGCCGACGCATCGATCAAACGCCGCCAAATCAAACGCCTTTTCAGTCGAAGATACAACCCGATTGCCGTGATAGCGAGTAAAGCGGTTGATACCCAACGCCGTTGACTTGTCTTCGTTCCATCGTTGCCGTAGGTAGTCAAGTTTGATCGATACGTTGAGGTTCGGATTTGCTTTCTTCCAATTCGCCTCTTCCGCAGGGTCGTCTTTTTCATCGAGTTCATAGATAAGAGCGAATAGGGACTCATCTTTGTGGATTCCGCTGACGACATTGGTCGCGTAGGTGTATTCATCAAGCCACAATAGCGAATCATCAGCCCCGGCGGTTGTGATGATGAGGTGAAGCGGCTGTGATCGTGAACCGCTGCCCGTAACCATCGTATCGTAGAACTTTCGGTGGTACTCGCCCCAAGCGTGCAGTTCATCCATCACAACGCAATGCGGATTAAGTCCGTCGAATGGCTTCTCGCTAGATACTTTGCGAATGAATGACAAGTTATGCTTGTATGTGATTGTTTCGTTCTTGATGTCCGTGTACTTTTGCAGCGGTTGCGACTGATCTACCATCCGCTCGCATTCGCTATACACGACGTCCGCTTGCTCCTTTTTTGTCGCGGTCAAGAGTATCTGCCCGACCGCTTCCGGTTTTCGCGTCTTCGGGTCGATGTCTGCCATCGCTAGGTAGTGGCATAGCCCCGCAATCATTGTTGATTTGCCATTCTTCCGAGCCATCGACCAGTAGACTTTGCGAAAGCGTCGAGAGTTATCGTCATTTCGCTTCCATCCGAAGATGTTCCATAGCCCAAAGAGTTGCCAATCTTCAAGGACAAGCGGATGCCCTGCAAACTCTCCGATGCTATGACGCAAGACAAGAGGGAAGAAGTCACACACGGCCGTAGCGTGCCGTTCGTCGAAGTGATAAGGAAACTCTGGCGTGCTTTGATGCTCAACATCGAGGCGATAACGGCGCACAGCATCCTTCACACGGTCGCAAGCGATTATTTCGCCTGATTCGACCGCTTCGCAGTAGTCTTCGACTCGTTGCCGAACGCCGCTTGCTATCAACCCGTTGCCCTCTTTAGCCACTCTTGGAAAACATCCTCCTCTTCCGCTTGCGGTGCCCTCAATCGTGCTCTTGATGATGGAGTTAAACCTAGTTCGGCCTCGCGTTTTAGGCATCTATCAGCGAACTTGTGGAACTGGTTTGCCTCTGGTTTGGTCGATACGTTTCCATTCAAATGCATGTCGCTAACGTTACCGCCTTTGATGTGCCCCCAAAGACTGATCATCATTGAGTAATCGAGGCAATAACCCGCAATCAAGCCTTGATCTGTTGCGTGTAGCAAGTTCATTTCGCGGAGCTGATCGCAAACCCAATACCAACGCGATTTAGCAACGGGATCCGCTTCGACGTGATCGGGGATCCGTGGGTCGGATAGTTTCGGCTTTGGTTCTTCCTTGTTTCTGCGTTGCGGGTCTTTTGCAAACGCTCCAGTCGCCTCCTTGACTGCCGAGGACAGCGGTTTTCGGCCTTTTACCATTTTTCAGCCCTCCAAAATCCAAAAACGCCAATTTTGCGGAGCATTACGGATGAGATTGCGAGCGTCTCTAT